TTGTGTTGGCTTGCCAAACGGAACCAAGATAACCACTAGACTCGAGACCGCCAGCATCCCCTAACAGTATTCGCAATACAGAGGTTCCGTTAGAACTAACCCCAATAAGCGAAACCGTGATTCTCTTTACCCATGAAGGAATGCTGGTAAAGTCAACAGCCGTGCCAGATGTAGATGCTTGGGCGGTGGAGCTAACTATGACAGACCTGTTTGGGGTAAAGCTTGTAAGCTGAATTTGCGTCGGAGATGAAGCCCACGTACCAGCAGTGGCTTGCGTGGAAACTATGTAACCAACGTTGCGATATGGGACGTTGCTTCTTGCTGTGGTTGAGTAAATGGCGCTGATCGAATCTGCCCCGCCTGCTCCGCCTTCTGCGGTAGTGGAAATCAGGTCATTCTCTGGCAAATTCAGATACCCAGCGTTATTCACGACTCCAAGTTCTACAGTTCCAGCATTGTCTATGGCGAGAACATTAATCTGGGATTGAACGCCGGAAGTAGTGCCGAGCGTGGAACCGGAGGAAACAACAATTGATGTTGCAGCGGTGATGGAACGAACTACGTAATCACCAGTCGCCAAAGTGGCATTGCGGAAAACAGCAAGAACCGGGGAAGAGGCGGAAGGGTCTGCACCAGCTTTCGTCTTAATGGCGATGGTGAGTGCGTTACCTGCTACGGATGCAGTCAGGGTGCCATTGATGAGGGCGAAGCCTAGTGCGGAGTCGGCCAGCGCTGCTGCTGTAACGCTATCGTCTCCAATCGTTACTTTGGATACATTCCTAATCTGAAACCTAGTGCCATCATAGGTGACTTCATACAGCCCACCAGAAACAATATCTCCGGCTACCAGTGCTAAGGAACCGTCCTTGGTTATATCCTTTGCGCCAAGGGAGTTAAGGTTGATGGTTACCGCGCCTGTGTTCGTATTGGCTGCAACAAAGCGGAAAGTCTGTCCAGATGCATAAGCATCAATTACAGGGTTGGAGGTGGCTGTGATCGTGTCTGTGCCGGATACCGAACCGAGCAATAGATAAGCTTGTGCTTGAATTTGCCCTAGGTTGGCGGAATCGGTAGCGGCAGAGCCTGCCCCTAGCCCGGTTAGCTTAAATCCGCCCATGGGAAGATTAGCCGTTGGCGTGGTCTGCCCGTCTTTGGCGAGAGAGTTGGTGATTGCAGTAGCCACATCGGACATGGTGTTGTTCTGCACGGTGGAGCTAATGGTGGTTCCTGTAACAACAGGATTCCCCGCAGGCAGCGTATAGGTGCCGCTTCCGTTTCTAGGCATCGTCTTTTCCTTCTATGGCGCTTCGCAGCGTTGAAAAACAAAAAACCCGCCTAAACAGCGGGTTATGGGTTAAACTAAGCTATGGAATTTACTGACTTCCAAATCTACAAAGCGTTGGCATTGATTGCCTTGGCATTTGTCATTGGGTGTATTCACGGTTGGAAAGGGGTGCCGCAGCTCGACCAGCACCAACCTGTAAAGCCTCAATCAGTCTGGGGTTCACGCCTGAACTCTTGGCTCGTGACATCACTTCAGCTGCTTTTAGTGGGTCTAATAGTGCTTCTGCTAATTCTGCTGCTAGACGCTCATTAGCCCGTTTGTAAGCAACATCCCCCGCTCTTCCAACAAGATTCCCAACGGTTCCTACAGGAGCCATGCCGCGCAAACCCGTAGGAACTCCGAACTGGTCAAGCATGTTCGTGTAGGCAAGGTTTTGGACTGTGTTTGAGCCAACACCACGCCCAGCGGTTTGTGCGAAATCCTGATTCAACAAGTCTTGGCGCACATTATCTAATGTGTCCAGTTGTTCAGGCTTCAGCGCTTTGGCAAGAGAAGCATTGGCGTTTTCAGTAACACGTTGAGCTGTCTTGTCAGACAAGTTTCTCGAAAGCGCAGCAGGCGTTAAGTCTCCACGGAAATTGCGAGACTTGCTCATCACTTCCTCGATAATATCGGCTTGGTTCAGTGGTTGAGAAAGCTCTGCATAAGCCTTGTTGGCTTGCAGGTATTCAGGGATTTGTTTACCAAGCTCATCAATGAACTGTGAGCGCGTAGCCTGAATGGATCTAAGCTCATTCCCACCGATACCTGTCATGGGGCCGGAGTTGGCCATGTCATCGAGCGACATCTTGAGATACTGCGCCGTTCTGCCGTTAAGGTTATTGAGGTCGAATACTTCCCCTGCTTCTCCGGCTAGTTTCTCAGCCCTGCTGATAGCGGCTTGCATAGATGGACGCGAGAGCAGCTTATACAGCTCTGGCGTCATCTGTACAGGCGCTTGTGACGACTGGTTATACAGACCTTGCGTAGCAGATTCCCTGGCAGACAAAGCAGCTTGGCGGTCAGGAATTACCCCTTCGATTGCCGCAATGCGCGCATCATTATTAGCGGCCTGCCGGATAGCTAGTTCGTTCGTTGCAACGGGATTATTGGCTACAGAAGCACGCTCCAAAGCTGCAATGCCTGGATTCTGCGCGACCATACCCGCCGTTGGCTGTGAGCCAGGGACAAGCGGTTGAGCATTCTGCAGGTTAATCAATGCGTCATCAGCTTGATTGCCTGCGGCATTACGAAGAGCGCGGCCTAGGATTTGTTCGCGTCCACCTTGATAGAAAGGTTCTGCCAGTGACTTAACGCCGCTTGTAGCGCTCTTGCCAACTGCATACGCCCCCTTTACAGCAGGTGGCAACACAGCACCAACCGCAGCACCAGTATTTGCGCTCTCAGGGTCTACAAGTCCGGCAGATGCGCCACCAGTGACAGCTCCCGCAGCCATACGCGTTCCCATACCAGCACCATTTGCACCCATACCACCGGTGCGCAAGGCTTCTGCAAATTGCAATGCTCGGGGAGATTGGGAGGCCGCTTGGACACCAGCACCAAGCGCGCTACCTACGCCAGCAGTGCCAGCAATGTTTGCACCTATCCTGCCAGTGGTGAATCCCGGCCTTTCCTCATTCGCCTTTGTCCAATCTTCCAGCGATTCTTCGCGCTCAGTGTTCCATTGGTCAAGCTCTGGGACGAGTTTCCGAGGAATGAAGGTTGCAGCGTTGACAAGCGTATTGCCAATGTCCGCAGCGCCACGAACAGCACCAATGGTTGTACCTATGCCACGCTCTCCTACACTTTCAAGGAGTCCTTTTTCAGGAGCTTGAGTCGCGGCGGAGAGCGGGGTTTGACCTCCACGAACTTTGGCTACTCTATCCTTTAGCTCGGCAGAATCAGGCGCAACATCATCAGGGATGTTGTTAATCGTAATACCGTCTTTTGTGGTGATGGAGTAAGGCATCAGTAGTCAACCTCGATAGTCTTCACCTTTGGAGTAAGAGGATTAGCGCTTGTGTCGTTACGCAGGCGAATGCGTGTTTCAATATCCTTCAGGATGGCTTCGTTGGTTGTCTTGTCGTTGGTCACGTCTGGCAGTTGGATACCATATTGCGCCTGTTCGCGGTCGGACAAAGTCCCCTCACCAGGGATGCGGAATAGTGTTCTGAGTTCGGTAGACATCTGCTCACGAAGGTTATTGAAGCGCTTACGGTCTTGGCTATCAAACACAGCGCCAGCAGCCCCCGCCGCACCCATCCATCCACCCTGCATAGTTTTATCCAGGATGCCTGTTTTGCCTGCTTCCGGATTGCCACGGAACTCGTCGATAACGTACTGCATGGACTTGCCTGCATTCTGCTTTGCGATGTTTCCAGAACGCCTGCCCATAGGAAATTCAGGTGTAGGCGAAGCAACGAATTCATCAGATTGCGAGTCGTACTTCCAGTCGATGCCTTCAGGCTTCTTGGATGATGCGATATCTAAAGCATTCTGACGGCTAAGGTCATTCTGACCAGCCTGGAACGATTGATTGCTCTTGTTGAGAGACCATTGCTGGGCAAAATTCCGTTCCTGCATTGTGAGCTGATGGCCTTGCTGTTCCTTCATAACAATGCGCTGGAATTCCCTATTGGCCTCGACATCGGACAACTTGTCAGAGCGGTCACGCTGATAAATCTTGTCTTCGCGCTTTTCGCCATAAGCCCTGTCCTCCAGCTTTTCCTCACGATTGAAGCCACGGTCAATGCTGCTAGAAACCATTCCAGCCATTCCGCGTGGGTCGCCAATAGCCGTGTAATACTGAAGCAGTGCAGCTTCGCGGTCTTGCGCTGTTGGAGTGACATTGCGGTATGCCGGCGTAACAGTTTGCTCACGTTGGACATTAGGTAGAGGACTGCCGAATTGGTCCATTTGCTCGGGGTTGTATGGAGTAGTCGTTACGTTCTCGCCATCCTGCACTTGTTTCGTCTTTAACGCATCAGCAAGCCGCTTTCCTGCCTCTGTAATCGTGTTTTGGCGGTTGGTGTATATCTCACGCTCTTTCTGGTCTGCTGCGCGTTCCTGCCGACCTCCTTGCCAGTTATTCAGGAGGGTCGCCAGACGTTGAGTAACCGATGGGGCGACAAACACATTGCCAACCATTTGCCCGTTAGGTTGCTGTTGCTGACGGAGAGCCTCGGCAAATTTCCGCTTGCGTCTTGCGTTTTCTATTTCGAACACATCGTTTTGAGGCATGCCGCCCCATTCACCTTGTACGAGATTAGCCATAATTAGAATCCGAATGATTTGCCGAGAGCGCCACCAAGGGCGCCGCCCATTGGCCCACCGATCAACGAGCCGCCAAGCCCGAATAACCCGCTCATAAAATTACTCCCTTGCGCCTGTTGGGCGTTATAAGCATTCATGTTTGCACCGTAGCCAGCTTGTGCAGCACCCATCAAATCTGGAGCGGCTGTCTGCCCTTGTTGACCCGGGCCGGTGAAATTCGGGGACTGGACTTGACCGCCAGAGAGGAAGGATTGAATCGCATTTAGCGGCATGCCCTGCTCTGCCAAGGCTCTTGCGCGGGCTTCGTTATCAAGACCGATGCCTTGCAATGCGGCTTGGGAGAATGCGTCGTTCTTGCGGCGCTCGAAGTTCCTGAATTCGTTATCCCATGCTTCCGAACCAGCACGCACACCTTGATTCATTAGGCGGGTGCGTAGCGATTCTTCGTCAGTGTTGAATGTTGGATTGAGGCGCGCCATGATGGCCTCTTGTGCGGTCTGCCCTGCGTTGATTGGTGCTCTAGGTATCAGGGAGTCATCCTTGATATTTGATAGGTAGCTTTGCAGTTCGTTGTAACCTTGCTGCTTTGTAGAAAACTCGTTATCCAGAATCTTTTGCAGCTCTGGATTCAGGGTGACAGTGGATGACCATTGGTCAGGATTCCCGCCCCCACCCGCACTTGCGCGATAGAAGTCCTCTCGATTGGGGGCGCTAGTAGCAGATGCCCCTCCAGTGACTCTGCTGTCCTTGTTTGGGTTATATCCGGAAGCGAATACATTACCAGGCGCGCCGTGCCAATATAATGAACTCTTTGCTTGGCTGGCGTTGTAATCCGCCATTGCCTTGTCATACCCGGCTTGGTCAAACGTACGTCCAGCTCCAGATGATCCACCGCCGCCATTGAAATATTCGATAGAACCCCATGGCGTGTATTGATTGATACGGTTGGCCTGTGTCTGCGAACGCGACAGGGCTAATTGATCTGCTGCCTGTTGCTTTGCAAGCTTTGCATAATCAGGCGTGTCGGGCATGTCGCCGCCCTTGCCCTTGTTGAAATAAGGCTTGTCGGTGCCGCCGGTCAGTTGCATCAGAGGGTGAAATTTAATATTCATGGTCTGCTCTTCCTAAAGCGCCTCACGGCGTTATCCAGCGACATTCGTGCCGCCACATTCTGTATACGATTGCATCCCCGTCAGGGAAATATCCTTCTATTTCGGTTTCTTTGGTGAATCCGATTCGCTCTGTAATGTCTCGTGAGTGCGTGTTTACAGAATTCACAATGTTTGTGAGCCGGTTTACCTTCGCAACATTGAAAGGGTAATCAAACGCGATTCTGTAGAAGTACCGCGTAATGACTTTGGGGTCATCACAGCGGAAATAGGTGGATATGGAACCTCCAGCACCTGTATAGGCGTCGTACATAATCCCAGCCTTGATAATGCCGTCTTTCTCTATCCCTATCGCTTTATTGCTGTCGCACCAGACCCCGCCAGCTCTCTCAATTACCCAGCGGCCAACGCGTTCGTGGTCAGTAACAATCACAGTACGCCGCCCCGCTCCATTACGAAGTCAGTGGAGACCCAGGAGACTTCGATTCCGGAAGAGGCCACAATAAGACGGGGGGAGCCGCAGTAACCAAGCCCATTCACGCCTTGCCAGTTCTTGAGGATGTTCAACCCGCCGCCCCATGAAGCTTCGTCCCACTCGGCGTTGTCCCATGTTGCGTAATTTGTTGGCGAGAAGTTGAGCGGCGATGTGGTATCAGACGTATCGAAATCAACGTTCATGTTGATTTGCAGAGCCGGAGAGCCGTTCGTCCTGAAGATGGGCCGTGCCATCGTCCATCGCTTCAGTTTGCCGCGTGTGCCGAAGTAATTGAATGCAGGCAAAGCGTCTGCATTGATGTTCGCGCCGTTATCGGAAAACGTATCCCACGCCTTGCCGATGAAGGTGTTTCCGCCAAAGTAAGGATCATCGTTGTAGATGGCCCAACAATTGGCATCCCATCCTGTGTAGTTGCACCATGCTTTGCTTGTAGTGTTCATCACGTACTGCTGCTGTGCGGAACCTTCCGAGGTTGGCACGTTGAGCCACAACTGCTCCCCTTTGGGGAAATGTAGGAGCTGCCAGCCGAAGTTGGCTCCATAAGCGGTAGTGGCATCGCCAACGGCTGTTTGTATCTTGTCCGTTACGGCAACCTTTGGATTGGTGCGGGAGGACTGCAATGCACCGGACAACGGGTATACCCCGTCATTCGTGATAATCAGCAAGTCGCCTGCATACTTGAGCCAGCATCTTTTGCCGACTGGAGCGCCTATGCGGAAAATACCCACCAATAGCCAGTCATTGGCACTTGCGGGGTCAGCTCCTCGATATACAATCACTTCGCCTTCAGTGGTGATGAAAACGGCTAGATCATCCACCCCGTAGCCTGCGTCAATCGTCCATGTCGCCATCGCAACCAGATAGCCGCCGAGTTGCGCCACAGAGGACATATCAAGGTCATTCGCCGCGCCTGCAATAGCGCCAGCAGGTAGATACCATGCTTTCAGCGTATTTTCCTCGATGAACCACACACGGTTCTTGTGCAGGTTGATGTTGCTGAGGTTCTCCGGTGTAACGCCTGTGATAGAGGGGTTTGTCCAGCTTGAACCGTCATACAAGGTAGGGTCGTCAACACCGTTCACCATGTAGAGGAAATTGCCACCCGTAGTAGCTACGTTGAGCCACTCCCATCGGGAATTCGTGAGTCCCGTAAGCACAGCAGCGCCAACCGCTCCGCCATTAGTTGCGTCGTATACTTCCCCGCCACTAATACCGAACAGCTCACCGGCAATCGTGCCGTTGTAGGACATGACGGTTTCAACCTGCGTTGGAAAGCCGGTTGCATATTGGCGATACCCCCGCCTAAGCACCAGTTCAGAGGTTGAAGGGAACCAGTTCTCCAGCAACACAGCATCAGCAGGAGCCATGTCAGCCAGCGAGTCACGGGCGTTCCACCCACCTGCAGGCGAAGGTAAAGAGGCTGTTATTGCGACAGGGCCACGTCCAGGCACCTTGTCCCTGAGTGCGCGTCTCACAGATTCCAGCTTCCTGCTGGCACCACAACACCTGGGAATATGTCGTACTTGGTATTGGTCAGGCTTAACCAGTCCTTGCCGCCGTCCCTAGCAGACATATCAGCCAAGCGTCTTTCGTACTTGGCAAAATCCTCGGCGTAGTCGAGACCCTTGATGTTCTTCCAGCGCCATATCGCGCCCAGCGTAATCAGCTCATCACTGAGCACGGGAAGGTCGGTGTCTTGCGTGAATTCTGATTTACCAGTAACGCCTGTATCGTCAGTGGCCCAATAGGTCGTGATGTATTCGAAATAACACTCTTCCCCCGCGGTCGGCACGGGGTACATGCTCAGATTGCCGTTCTGGATGCGATAGTTTGACCATGGGCCGTTGATCGCAAATGCCTTCTGCTGCTCCCATGTCTGCGGAGTCTTGGGGCCAAATACAGGCCGTCTGAGGCTTCTGTTCCAGATTGTGTCGTTGATGATGTAGTCGAGACCGGGGGCGATTGTTTCCACTTCCCCCTGAATCTCGGTCGCAACAGTGGTGTAATTGCCTACGCGGAGAAGAGCCTGCCATGGGTAGCGAGAGGCAAGCTCTATCCCCTCTTCGTTCAGAATGGCTACGATTTGCAGGATTTGCAGGTCAGTCGTACCAACTGCGGAGTTGGGAACTGCGATTCCGACCCGGTTGCAGATGGTCTGAACGATTTGTAGACAATTCTTCATTTACTATTCCTTTGGTTTCCCCTTTCGCGGCTTGTCGCCTTCAAGGGATTCGAGCCTGGATTTGAGTTCTGCCACCAGGCCTTTGAGCTCTTCGTTTTCCTTCAGGGCGTTTGCGGTCAGCTCCTTGCGGCTTATCCACTCACGCGCCTTCTCTCTGAGTTCGCGTCCACCCATGCCAAACCGTCCCATGGCTTCTTCAGTCATGGCGGCAACGTCCTCGATGGTCAAAAGACCCAGGGCGATGAAGTTCTGCACCTGCGCGGGGGAAAGTACGGGCCATTCCTTGACGGATGTACCGTTGAGCGGGGCTTCGTTGCCCTCTTTCCACATTTCGTATTTCTTGCGGAAGCCATCTACCCATTCCTGCGGGTAGGCATCCGGTGTTGCATCCAGCATCTTTCGCTTGATGCTGTTGAGCCATGCTTCAGCTTCTATCTCTACCTGGTCACGGGAACCGGGCTGCATGATGAAAGCCATGTCAACATTCTTGGTTACGCGATAACCAAGCTCTTCACTGCGTTTGGGGTCGTGCTTTGCTATTTGCTTAAACTCCACGAATGGAGGGCGTGCTTGCGCGATTTGCACCTTGTATCTCCTGTTAAGGTATGAAGGTCATGTATCTGCACTCTCGGAATGAAAGCGCATACACATGACCCCCGAAGGGGCCATGGTCTTACTCAGGGAACAGGCATTTGACGATCTTTGCGGATGCGTCGATTGCTACTGCGCAGACGTGATCGGTCACGAGGGCCGATACATCCAGAGTCCCGTCAGTTGCACCAACAGGGGTGAGGGCGTTGCCATCAGCGCCAGCGGTGAGAGCTGTGGTCAGGGTGGCGGTGCCGCCAATCTGAACCCAGCCATAACCACCATTGGGGATGACTGCTTGAAGTACGCCAGCACCTACGTTTGCCGAGTCGGACAGGTCGCTTGTGACTTCCGTATCCGCGCCAGCAGAAGTGCCGCTAGGTGCGTAGTAATACGCAACGTTGCCAGCCACGGCTGCAACTGCACCCGCGCCTTGGTTGTACTTGACGTATTTGTACTTCTTGCCGCCTGCCTGCATACCGACAGCGCCAAGCGTGAACGCTGGGCCTTCGCCGGAGGTGCGGGTGTCAGTAAGATTCATTCCGATGATGTAGCTCATGGTTTTCTCCTTAAGCCTTACCTACGCCTTGGCGGGCGCGGTTGGAGGTGACCAAGTTGCCTTGGAACAGAATCGGGATCACGATTGCATCCTGATTCACGGAACGCAGTTCAGGCATGATTTCCATGTTCGCGTCCTGATGGGCAACCAACTCAATGAAGTCGGTATTCAGGAAGTACATGTGCGAAGCAGGGATGCCGGATGCGGTGGAGTCGAAGAACACGTCAGCGGTCTTGTACTTCATGGAGACCATACCGCCCTTGCCTTCGTCGGATGGTGCATAACGCTTCAGGCTGGATTGGGAGGCTTCGTAGAACGAGAAGTACACAGAATCCATCACAATCAGGTCTGGCGTGTCATTGCCACGGGTTGTAGCAAGCCACAGCGGCAGCATCATGCCTGCTTCAATAGTCGAAGCGGACACCGTTACCGAAGCGTCGGAAGCATCACGCACCTGGTTTTGCCAGAAGGTGAAGGTGCTGGAATTGATGCCGCCAACCGTACCAGTGCCAGCATCAGCCACAAGTGCCTGGATGCCGTTGATCTGGTTGGATGCAGTGCCGTCCGAGTACAGGTCTTGCGAAAGGCCGTTAGCCATGGAACGCTGTGCGTTCTTGATCTTGGCTTTCACAAAATTGATGATGCGATTGGAGCCGGAGTTGGTACGAATCTCCAGACCGGATGCAGCGACATTCACTGCAACCTGACGCCATGGGAATTCAGCGGCAGAAATCACATCAGAGGCAGCGACGTTCAGAACGTCAAAGCCGGAGTAGCGTTGATAGGTGCTGTTTGCTGCGTAATCCAGAGGTTGGACAATGGACAGGCCACCATCTTCGATACGGATACGGCCCTTTTCGGTCAGGCGACGGAACAGCGCGTTGTGGTTGCTGACGTTATCAGCGATTTCTTTACTATGATTGCGATAGGTTGTGGAAACCAGTTCGGTAAACGTAGTAAAGAGGGAGCTTTGGCCTGGTGAAGCCATAATGTATTCCTTTCTTTACATGATCCCGAGCCGCTCGGCGGTCTCGCGGATCGTATCTTCCATTGAGCCAACGGGCTTGGCTGGCGGAACGATGCCCCTGCGGGATACGTTCACTGCTGCGGCCTGCTTGGCGGCTTGTGCTTTACTGTTGGCCTCCTGCCTTGCCTTCTCGTCACGCTCGGCTTGCTGTTTAGCTAGCACCTGTTGGCGTACGGTGGGATTTGCGTAGATGGCTTTTTCGTAAGCATCTTTGAGGTCGCTAGCAAGCCCGGCCTGTAAAAGCCCTGACATGTCGCTGCGTACTTGCTCAAAGTAGATATGTGAAGGATCGGATTTGAACTGCTCAATCTGGCTGTCTAGCGCTTGGCGTTCCTGCCATTCCCTCGATTGGTTTTGCTGCTGAATCCACCCTTCCAGTTGCTGTAGGCGACTGGTGAGAGTGGCAACTTGCGGATCAACCTGCGGCTGACTCGCGGAGTATTCCTGTGCTTGCCCCATGTCAATGCCGTAGTCACGGGCAATGGTGTGGAGCATCTGTATTTTCTGTTGCTGGTTGCCATAGCGCAGGGCATGGTCGGCAGCGAACAGGTGTTGGGCTGCGGTTGCAGGGTCTACGCCTGCGGCCTGGATGGTGTGCATGTAGGGCTGGAGGGCGCGTTCGAATGATTCCGCTATCTGCGCCTTGCCGCGATACTGCTCAATCCCCCTGTGCATCTCTTCCGAACGGCGGATGAATGCCGCCATGACTGCGGGATCTTTGGCGATAACTTCAGCCTCTTCCTTGCGCAGTCCGAGCTTTTGCAGTTCTGGGGGTACGGTGAATTCTTGCGGTTGCGGTATTGGCTCGGCTGGGGCTTGAGTTTCTACCTGGGGCTGCTCTGTGAGCTGCTCCGCTTCCTGCTTGGCGAATCGCCCCTTCTCGTCACGGGCGCGGCCTTCTATCTTTTCCAAGGTCTCGCGGATGGTGTCATCCATGGACTTTGGTTCTTGCGGTTCAACTACTTCTTGCGGCTGCTCGATTACTTCTTCCTCTGTCAAGAGGATTTCTTCGTCAGACATGATTGCTCCAAGGGTCAATGCGGGAGTCCATCCCCGCCCAGCGCCTCACGGCGTTCAGGTATTTACTGGACTAGGTAACTGCTAAAGCTGCTTTCTTCTCGTCCGGCAACTGTTTAATTGCCTGTTCGATGGTCTTTTCCAGCGCCTTGTCCTGTTTCTGTTCTTCATACATGGCGCGGCGTGCAGCTTCTTTCTTTTCCTGCTCCATCCCTTCCCATGGTCGGCAGTTGTTGCGTGCCATATCCTCTTTACGGGCCTTGGTGGTGGTGATGGGTCGCCCGTCTATGGGCGAGGTGTATGCGATGTTGTGTACGTAACCCATTGGGGACGAGAGAATGACCTTCTCTGTCTTGATGCCACAGCAAACGGGGGTATCTTGGCAATTGACGACGGTCTGGTAATACTCCTGCTGCTTGCTGCATACAGGGCAACGCGCTTCGTAAATGGGCATCAGGTGATGTCCTCGTTCGCCTCGCGGTTCGCGTTGGCTAATGTAGCCTGGTCAACGCCTGCCTTTGCCGAAATATTGGCAACGATGATCTTGATAGCGGCCTCAAGTTGCATCTTCATGTCCTCGCGCTCAAGCCTGCGCTCTTCACGCATGTTTTCCATCTGCTGCTTCATGAATTCGCGCTGGTTGGCAGAGTCTTCCTTAATCTGCGCTATCTGCGTCTTGGTCTCTTCCTGCATCTGCGTGACTTGCAGGGAGTTGTCCTGTTCCTGCTCTTGTGGGGCCTGTTGTGGCTGCTGAATCTTGTCCAGCGCATCCTCCACTGCATTGCCGAGCTTGGCGCGGCGGCAGACGGTCATGATGAGTTCCTTGACCACTTCCACGGGGACAGCGCCAGACTGCACGGCAGGGCCGAACCCGTTGATGACTTCAACAACCCCTTGCAGCACTTCTCGCAAGCCAGCCATGTCCTCGCCAACGGAAGCGGCAATGGTGGAGTCTGTTTCAATATCCACCTTGAACGTGCGCTGCTTGTCATCTCGCAATAATTGAATGACTTCTTCCCATGTAGGCGTTTTCAGCACTTCAGGCGGTACTTCCTGCCCCTGCTGCTGCGCCATGAGAGCCTGTTGCTTCTCTTCCATGGAGGGAAACTTGAGGCCAGTCATGGTGGACAGGGTTTCGGGCTGGAACTTCTCAGCGATTATTTCGCCCTGGATGCGAATCAGGTCACGAATGAAGCGTGAAACTTCTGATGCCATCTTGGAGATACGGGAGCCGCCCCACTTGTCCTTGATTTCCTGCGCCCGTGCCGTCTCGTTGGGGTCAGATACCCCACGGAGAATATCCCCGAGGCCAATGATTTCGTAGATGACGCCTTTGCACTGCTCACGCTGGATATACAGCTCTTTCAGCACCTTCGCAGCCTGCTCAATAGGCATGAACCAGATGGCTTTTTCCAGTCCGCCACGTTCAAGCAATGCGGTGACGTTCTGTGCAGGGATGAGGTCGTTATCCTCACCTCGCATGAGTTCGGAGAGTTCGACCAGGGTGGCGTCGTATATGCCGCGCATCTTCAAACCCTTTATCAGGGTATTGATGCGCTTGCTTACGGCATCCAGCTCGTCGGCCTGCTCCTTGTACAGCTCGAACAAGGCCAATGGCACGAGGCTGGCACTATCTTCAATGGAATACAAGGGGCGTGGGATTGGGTAGAACTCAACTAAATTCAGCGGGTCGGCAACAACCTTCAGTGGTGAGTTTTTGTAGCCATTGGAGATAAAGATGACTTCCTTCTTATCCTTGTCCCATATCTCCCACACTTCAGCGGTCTTGAAGCTATCCTTGATAACTTCGTCACGCTCGGACTTGAGCACATCATCCTCGGTTGAATCGAGGTTGATCGCTCTGCCAATCTCTTCGCCAAACTGCTCTATGAGTTCATCACGCGTCAGGCGATGACGGAATGCTATCCAGCAGACTTCACACCATTCCTTGCCGGATGAGATGCGGAAGTCATCCCACTGCACATGCTCGATGGGGGATTGCTCCCAATCCAGCCGCTCGTCATAGCCTTCGTCCGATTCTTCGTTGGAGACCTGGCTGATTGAGGGGACATACTTGACACGACATACACCGCGCCCTGGCAACAGCATGTCCAGCACCGCGGCCTTGATGTTGTGGTCAAAGTCCGTTGTATCCAGCCCATATTCCAGCGCACGCGACAATACTTCTGATGCTGCTTTTCCTAATGGATCGGCGTCCTTGAACCTGCGTCTTACGTCAGGGGATGGCAATGAGTTGTATACAGCAGGGCGCAATGTCTCGGTGTTGGCCCACAGAATATTGAAGCTGTGGCGCTTGGCTTCGTGTTGCCTGTAGCGTTTCCAGACACGTTCGCCCTTCTTGCGCCAATCAGACTCGCGCTTGTCAGCCAGCTTGAGTTCCAGCAGCCAGCGCTTGACTACGCCAGCCGGGTTCTTCTCAAGATCGCCAGCCTGCTCCAGCGTTGCGGTGCTGCCTTCGATTTCCATTTAGACGATTGCCGTAGGGTTAAGCAGCGCATAGTTGTGTGCCGCTGCCGAGGTTGTGATAGTTGGTTCAACGGACTGCGCCCATGCAAGCACACGCCCGCTCCATGATTGGTCTTCTGCGATGCCTCTCAGGTCACAATAGGCGTGCCAATCCCCTTCATAGGTCTCTGCCGTGCTTGTGATAGCGCGTAGGGTGTCTTGCACTACACCCATGAGGGAGTTAGCCATTTATTCTTCCTTTGCCCGTCTATGGGCTTTGATTAGTTCGTTCACGGTTTGCTGTTGGGGCCACCTTGGAGCAGGTGAGCTAGGGCCTGGCTTGATCCACGGGCGGGACATGCAGGCATAACGCCAATCGTCCGCTGCGTGGTCTTCAGCTTCGGTATCTAAATCTTCTAACCTGTCCTTGTCGTGTTGTAGAACAGGGATGGTTCGTATTGAATCTTCACAGGTAGAGAAGCAGACCATCATGGGCCTATCTTCGGCCTCTCCCTCCAGGCGGTTGCGCATCTGATCCCATCCGCCCATCGCGCCGTTTTGTCTTACGCGTGCGTTATCAGCTCTGCGCCAGTAGATTTTCTTGCCACTGCCGTCTGTGATTCTTTCCTGAATGGATGGGCCGCCGTCCTGCGTGAAAGCTGCCGGGTCTATTACCCCGTATTCGATCTTCGAGTCATTCTTTTCGCGTTCCGCTAGTCCAGCGCCTACAGCCTCGGCTGTCATCTTCAGTCCCACGTTGTATAGCTTCTGTCCGTAGGAGTCTTTCTTGATGCCGTACCACTCGCGGTAGCGGACCAAACATCCACGCGGGAGAATCAATCCTGCCTCGGTCTTGTAGTCGTCAGAGACAACTGCCCACCATCCGAAAGAGAATGGCTTTGCACTGCCCCAATCCCCAGACCTGAAGCGCATCCAGTGAGGAGGAATTTCGAATGGCCTTACAACGTGTCGTGACTTGCTCCAGCAGTCAAAGAATGCACCTGCAACAATGTCCCAATCACCTTCCAGCCATGCCTTACGCAATGCCTCATTGCCGCCAGTAGCAGCCTTGATGCGGTTTCTGTAGTTGGGGTCATTCAGCAGCAGGATTGCGTTGTCTTGCGTCCGCGATGGGACGTACATTCGCGTGAAGCCAGTGTCAGGATCTCTGAATGGCCGGTAAGGTCCGTTAGCTACATATCTTTCCTTGACCCAGCCATGTCCAACGCCGCCAGGGTTGCCTGTCAGCCTGACGGTACATGGCACCCCATACGGACTACGCAATGTGGATAGCATCTTGAGTAAGCCACCAGGCGTTGCGTATTCGGTTACTTCGTCAAAGCTGATGCCTGTGTATTGGTGCCCGTGGTATCTGCCGTAATCGCGCTCATGTTCGATATAGCGCATTTTCACGGTTGCGCCATTGGGCCAGTACCAGCAGTTGCTGAACGGGTGGTCTGCGCTCGTCTGCGTCTTGTATACAGCCCCGGTATGCGGGAATACCTCGGAAGCTCTTGCCTGCAACTCTTCAAGTTCGGGATAGGTTTTGCGGAACATGATGCCGCGCCACTTATCCGAGTATCTTAGTGCGCCATCTTCCTGATAGCCGATCTGAAAGTCTGACTTGCCGCCGCCCCGTTCTCCGCCGTAGAAAACTTCATCGCACCAGTCAGCAGAAAGAGCGCTACTCTGCGGACCCGGCTGCGGTTCCCAGGCCATGAGCGGCTAACCATTCCTCTTTAGTCAATTGTGGGCGGTTGGAGATGTTCATATCTCCCTTGAGTTCTGTTTTCTGCTCCACAAACTGAGGGGCCTTACCGTCCAAACGGTCACCTAATTCCTTGATTGCCTGTATGTCGCCTTCTGCTGCCTTGTCTAGCAAGGCCTCGGCAATGCGCCTTAATCTTTCACCGTCAGACTGTGTTACAGCACGGCGAATTGTATTGGCCCATAACCTATTGTCAGCATTGGAATTGGTATTACCTTTTGGTGCTCCAGCCATCTCATATCGCTAACTGTTGAGCTAGCGCCTCTTGAGTTAAGCCGACAGAGCTGCTTTTAGTAACGTGGCAGCTTGTGCGGCGGTGTTTGATTGTGCGATTTGTGCCCAGCCAGATTTGCGGCTGGTACTGTTTACGTTCTCGGCGTATACATCAGTTGCCGATGCGCCTGCTGCGCTGAAGCGAGTGATTCTGCAATTCAATCCTTCAGCGGCTATCTGGGTCTGTAGTTCGGCTTCGGTGAATGCCATGATTTGTCCTTACATAAAAAAGCCCCGCTGTTATAGCGAGGCTGGGGGTGATTGGTTGGCTACTCGCTGCATCTAGTGGGCCTGTTCTAAGAATCAGGGGTTATCTTTCCACTAGCATCCGCTTTTGCCGAGAGCTTGATGCTTTCGCAGAGCAAGAGTAATTAAACGGGATAGCTTGCCTAACCCTCCCGTGGGGTCATCCGTCATAGATTGATCGGGTCTATGTGGGACTGTCTAGAACAGGGCTACGCGCTCATTTGCAAGCGCATACGGCTGATGACTGACGAGCTGTTCTAGCTTTCATCGAAGCGGCTATGGGGTGCTATCCCTGAGCCAATCATCATGCGTATAGCAAAGCTCTCTAATCCGTAAGCACCAGGGAGATAGGGTCTCTAGTGAGTAGAGGTGTATTGGGTTAGAGGGCTTTGCTTTAGGCAATAAATGCACGGCGGTATTGTTCAGCGCCGCCGAGGATGCCTTACCTATCCCGCGATGTTCTGCCAGGCCAACTTTCGGATTGCGCATCGTTTACGCCGGGATGGTTATCGCTTACCACCCAATCGGCTTACCCCTTGTGCACAGAGATAAGCGGAAATAAAAAAGGCCCCGACCATTTCTGGAAGGAGCCTTTGCTTGTTACACGTTGGCAGACGGTAATACTGCTGATGACTGAATGGCTAGATTTGAACTAGCGGCCTTTGGCTTTCACCAACTCTCTGTCCGGACTGAGCTACATTCAATCATCATGAGTATTACGTTTTTACAGTGCGAGCTATCCCTATGAATGGGAAGTCGCCTTGTAGTTATTTGCCATCCCATCGGGATAGCTATTTGAGCTAAGTGCATTATATACGCTATTGTACGTTCGTACAACAACTATTTTTACTTTTCTAACCGTAGACGTGTCTTTACCGCAACACTAATGTCTATCCCTCCAATGACGTTCAGCAGATAGTCAACGTTCTTACTCATGTTTGCGCCGATGAATGCAGCACGCTCGCTGTCCGTATATCGCCTTGTGCCGACTCCATGGCATACAGGGCAGTCAATTACTTTGTCACCATCCCTTGCTACTTTAGAGCCACTGCAGGATGTGCAGAATTCAGCCAGCCATTCCCTTAATGCCTGTTCGGATGTCTTGATAGCAATGCTTCTATTCAAGCGAGGGAGGCTCTTGGCAAGCAGATATACAACCGGCTTATAGGCTGATGCGTCATTGGAGTATTTAACGCGCCATAGCAGCGTTCCCATCCTGTCTGAGTAGCTGAATGCCGTGAGCTTATCCACGGCCCCTTCGTGTTCTGAATCGTCCCATTCCAGACTACTTGATGTGAGTGTCTTGCTTATGGCTTCTCGCATAGTGCGTCCTTTCTAGGAATTGCTTATCAACCGAGTCCAACAAATGAACATGAGGATTTGTTGTGTGTCTGGTATTTGGGATGGGAGCATGGGGGACCTTTGCTTATTCGTCTTGGGTTAACTTCAGCAGTTCTTTTTCGAGATGCCGAATGTAGGTTCTGAGACAGCTATTGATAGCTGACAGCCCTATACAAACGACCAGCAACCATGTGAACCATTCTGGGAAAGTTATCGTTATCATCCATGCATCCTTTCTGAACCATGTTTGTTTATTGAGGGATAAAATCTACCCAAAGGGTTTTTGTTCATTCGGTTACGGCTTCGGGATGCTGGGTTGCAGAACATCCAACGTGACAGGAAAACGCATCACTTTTCCCATCAACTGCTTTCATGTAACGCTCAAGCGTTTGCAATGCCTCTCCGCTCTTAACCATGCCGCCTGAGAAGCACAACACATCCCATCCGAGCAACTGCGCCTCGTTTATCTTTTCCATGTCACCCTCAATCCCTGCGCCCCTGCTGTGACGCCCTTGGGTGAAGATTGCGCCATGAAGTTCTATAGCTATTTTCTTGGTGGGATTGGCAAAATCGAAGCGCCAGCGTCTGGTTGGGTGGAACCGATATTCCCTCTCGAAGCCTGGAATCTTTACGGCCTTTAGCTGCATCTCGAATTGGTCTTCCAGTGCGCTCATAGATAGCCTTTCGTGCAGGCGCGGATCATTGATTTTTCCCACTGGTGAATAAACCACTCGTTTCTGTCCACGTTCGGCCACATACCGTTGTCGTAGTAGTGATGACATCCGTGGCAAAGATATGCGCCGAACAGGTCATGAGCCTTTATGCCCATTCCCTTTCCGTGCTTCTGGTGATTGCTGTGCGCCCAGACCACAGTTCCGTCATCAGCGCCACAAGAAACACAGCTTTCATGCTTGGCGGATTGCGTGAGTTTTTTGCTTCTCCAGTTCATGCTGCTATCTCCATTTGCCTGATTCCCCATTGGGTAGCCATAGCGTCTGCAATCCCCTGATAGGTGCGGCTGCGTTCCTTCCAGCGGTCAGGGCCTGGTGGCATCTTGTGGATACGGTCCTCGCGGCCTTCAACGATGTTTGTGTGTGCGAGTGGCGGCAAGCCCTTCAGCCAGAGGCATGTTGCTTTTGTTTCACCATGGCCGAATTGCCAGGGCTGAATAATCTGGTCAGGCTTTCTCCAGAGGCGCGACATGATGCACACAGGGTTTTCAATGGCTATCAGGGGGATGTCTGCTTTCGCCAGCATCATGAAAAAGCTCACTGCGGCTTGTTGCCTGCCGTCTAGTTTCTTCTCTGCGAAATGCCTTGCGCCGGAAACGCTCAGATGAGTGCAAGGTGGGTGGGCAATCATCATGTCCCACGGATAATCCAGAACATCCCGGACATCGCCTTGATAGTGAGGCCCTGGCGCTTCCGCTGGCAGCAGGTCGCAGCTCATGGCTTCGTGGCCATTCTTGATAAAGGCATCACGGACAGCGCCGGAGTATTCGCAGGCAACGAGAACCCTCAAGCCGCCCTCCTCTCATGAAACTGAACGCCCATGCTTGCTCCGTCTGCGTATATGGCCTCTAGGTACTCCGCAAAACCTTTAACCGTTAGCTGTGTAGTGGAGCCGATAAGCACTTTCCCGCCGTTAGGCTTGTAGTCCCACTTCTTGTAGCCTTCCTTGCATAGTTCAGCGTCAAACTCTTCAGGCAGGTAGAGTTCCTTGAAATGTTCGTGCCAGATGGTGGGGCTGTAGGTTCTGCCGTTGATGTAGGCTTGTTCTGATATGTCAGCTAATGGGCCACTCCACATCAGGCTGTTCTGGTCAGGCTTACGTACCTTCTGCTTCTCACGAATGACGACCTCGATAGGCTGCATAGGGTCTACAGGGGATTGGTCAATAAGTAGCCGTGCTGTGGCTTTCTGCATATCGCCTACTAGGTGAATAGTCTTGGTGGGGTATTTGTCGCGGGTCACTTATCGCCCCTCATGGCCGCATCCACTTGAGCTTCCAGATGGCCTGGACCATGCATTTCGCCTTCAATGAATATCTCCACTTCGAATCTGTTCTGTTGCCCGCTGTTATCTCTGAGCCAACGATAACGAGCTGCGTCATCTCTTAATGCTCGGTACTCACTTCGTGATATCTCTACAATTCCGCCGCAATCGCAAGCTGATGGGGTTGGGTCATAAACTGCACAAATTGGCTTATGTTGGAATCTCATAGTCATGCGTCATCCCTGCTTGCGTATTCGGAGCGCTCTACTGATTCATAGGCAGAGGCGATGCTTTGTTCATTAGGCTTCTGTGCTAATGGGCTGGGTTGCGGACGGGAGACTTTCTCAAAATAGAATGTGACGGGTATTCCTGTTTCTCGAACCAACCCGTACGCTTTAGCCAACCTGTAAATGGGGTGATAGTTGTTCAAGCTATTCAGGTGCCCGGCTATCCATTGCCGCCATCCCTCAAGGCTCATGCTGTGCTTGCTGATGTTGCAAGGTGGGCAAGCTGGCATCATGTTTTCTATCTTGTGCCGCTCTGGATATTGCATCCGCCCTTTATTTGCCCCCCATGGGTCGCGCACAACCGCCTCAAGATGGTCGGCATGCCAGCGCTCGGGCAAATCACAACCACAGTAAGCGCACTTACCGTCATACTTTTGCTTGAGTAATTCGCGCTGTTTTTTGGTGAGTGCCACTTAGCTTCCTTTCTGATCCATGCCTATTTACCGAGTAACCGACAAAACCTGATTTGGGGAAATTTGGTTACGCTCCGTGGATGCAGGTTGCGGACTGGAAACGTCTATGGCGAATACCTTCTCCGGCTTGTTGCCAAAGAACTCATGCGTGATTGTCTCTACCGTGTAGCCATTCCACTTGCGGACTAGGCGGCGCTCCGTGTCATCCCGTTTTGGGTAGCCGCGAGTAAGAATCACATTGCGGTAAGTGCGGCCCTCTAAGCGCTTCTTCCAATAGTCATTGAACAGGCGGAACTCTTTATTCTTGGTGCCAGCCTTGATCTGGTCAAAATAGATGCCTTTAACTGGTATCACTAAATCCACGATGCGTCCTTTCTGCAATGAATCAATTAACCGAGTAACCGTATGTCCCAAATCAACCCGCCATCTCCATCAGCGCACATGAACCATTACCTATATGCGCCCCATCACTTCTTCCTATCCATGTGGCGTGTCTTTCCTCTACATGCCTTCCAACAGGGGGTGTATAGCGTTGGTACTCACTGAGGAATGAGAGTGGGCCTTGTGGAAGAATGGGCAACGATTCATCTAAAGCGGCCTCAGCTTTCAGCTTCCTTAGCTCTTCGGCAGTAGGTGCCACTTTCGGGGTGAATGTCAGTTTTGGATTGGCCTTGTATCTCCACGGCGAAACGCTCGTGTCTATCAAGATATGGTTTCCAAGCTCACGCATGTGCTGGCTGATGGATGCCCTGCTAAGGCCTATGCGCTCTGATATCTCATGGGCGTTCAGGGGCGTCTTGCACAGTTCCAGAATGGCTAGCTTTGTTAAATCGGACTGAACGTATCTCTTCATTTTTCCGCTATCGCCTCTTCGAAACTGGCATGCCTGCTGATGAACTGTTGTGGGCTGATCTGCCATTTCTCGTAGATCCATTTTCCGTTCACCATGACTTTGCAAATTGAGTAATTCCCGCTCTTCCTTGCGTACTGTCCGTTGGGTTCCCATTTCACGCAGCCGCCTCTTGTGAGCCAACAGCCTCATGCGCGAATCGCAAAGCAATGTCTTGTACGCTTCGTGGGTCGGCCTGATGCTGCTCGATGATCTTCTGCGCCCAATCCTTGTAAGCGTTGGTGGATTTGAACGAGCGGAACGCCTGCTTGAGCTTCTGCTGATTAGCTTCCATTTCTTCCGGCGTGAACTTGCGCGGCAATGCCTGATGTGCTGGCTGATGCTTGCGCTTCATGTCGCGGCACAGGTCGCGGAACTCGGGAAGGGTTGGAGGAAATTTGTTGTGTTCAGCGCAGTAGGTGATAGCGTCGCCAATGTCCTTCAGCGAGAAGCCGTACAAACCGCCCTGCCACTCTTCCTTCACGGCATCCATGGGAATGTCTGCCCACATGTCAATCCAGTGTTTCCCGTACAGGCTCGCCATTCTCAAGAAGAGCCGGTCTATGGCTTGCGGGATAATGTTCTGGCGATACATCAATGATTGTTCTTCGTTCATTTCCATTTGCTAGGTCTCCAAACATGGCTTTAGCGGTTGCGGTGCGTTTGTCGTGGATGGTTTGTTTCTGAGGACTGGCCCGGGCTGCTGGCCTAGGCTCGTGCAATCCCTGCCAACCACCCTCTGCCGCATCCTCCAGAGCCTTTGCATAGTCCAGGCCCTGCTCTCTCCAGCGGGTCAGCTTTTCAATGGCTAACTGCTTTTGTTCTGCAGAAGCAGATTTACGCTTCCCCTTGGAATGCCATATGTCCCAATGCTGCTTGTTGATCCATTCAGGAAGCGCGAACGTTTTTTTCGCGCTCATGGGTTTTTCTTCTTCAATGCTTAAATGCTTTAATTCTTGTTTAGTGGTTATCTGCTGGTTATCTGCTGGTTGCTTGTTGGTTGTCTGCTGGCTGTTCTGCTGGTTATCCTGCTCAACCTCATCCTGATATTTGCTATAGTTTTCAATGGTATAAACGCTGAATCTGTTGGTTGATTCGATGGTTAAAATTTCCAGTTCTACGAGCCTGTTGAGCGATGTGCGTATCTGCTGCTCCGTTTGCTTGAGCCTTGCGGCTAGCTCAATGCGGCCACTAATGAACTGCCCTCTCTTCAACTCAATAACGCCTGTTGGGGTGCCTACTTTTCTGTTCTTATGGGTAGCGTTCAAAAGGATGTACATGAATAGAGCGAGCGTGTTTGGAAGCTGAATGAGGCCGCTGTCCTCAATCTTTCTCCAAACCTTCACATACCCTCTATTCATGAATTAGCCTTTGTTATGAAACGCACCGAAACGAACTGAATACTTCTGCTTTAATCCCGCTTAATGGGCTTCTTGTAACCTGCCTAGATGCCCCAAAAAGAGTCATCCTTGTATTCGGGTGCGGCATTGATCCTCCAGGCGTTGAAGCGCTCCCAAAGCATCAGCCCTCCCCAGATAACTACTACCCAGAGAGTGCCGAACCCAATACAGGCCAGCACTGACATTGCGAATAATCCGTAGCTGTAATCCATCACCGTCTCCTTTTGAGGGCCCTCTAAATTTCCTACTTACGGCTTCTGATGCCGTAGACCTTTGCAGGCGTCTTGCCTGTGTTCCTTCGTATTCGACTTGCCACACCATCCTTGACCAACCGAGCCGCTGCCTCTTCTTCCGTTAGCCCGTGCATCGCCGCATAGGCTTTCAGGACGCCAAGCTCCTTATCCGAAAGAAGGATTGGAACGTCCTCGTTCGGGCCCTTGTTGGTCACTTTAGAGGGCCCTCTTAGGCTGCAAGACGGGCCATTTGTGGGGCTTCGTTTTCGATCATGTTTCCTACAGAATTCATGTCACCAAAGAGAACACGGGCGGCTTGCTCAAGTAACAGCTCACGAATAAGCGCGGCCTTCTGTTCTCCTGTGTAGGCAACCAGAGCGTCGAGCAACTGTGCCTCGGCGTCGTTGAGACGAACCTTGACAACGTTGTCTCGAATCTTGCTGGGGTCTGCGTACATGGTTTTTCCTGTTTCCTAGGGTTGAGTTAAATGAAAAGTGCTACGTATAAAAAAGCCCCGAAGGGCAATCTCACGGAAATCCGAGTCTTGATGAACTCGGTTGAGAATAAAAAGGCAGGCCGGAGCCTGCGTAAGCAGCTTGACTCGACCGTTCAGGGGAAAACGGTGGGAGGAGATGAGCAAGCTGAGGTGGTTGTTCATTCAGGTTTCCTGCGTCCAGCATCAGAGGCGCGGCGACCATATTTGGATCTACGCTTATCACCATCTACAACAGGAGGCCAGATGTCAGGTCTAAGAGATTCGCGCGGAACAGCGCCTTTGGAGTTCTCGTCCAACAGTCGGCATAAAGCGCCGTCTATCAGCGTTATCTTTTGGTCTTTCTTCCACTTGTATAGGATTTTCCGCAGGTATCCTGGAGAGGTCTTGCATGCATACGCGTATAGCGTACGGTCATGAACCGGCAGACTGTGGTAGTAATTCCAGAGCAGTTCGAATGTGGGGTAATTTTGATTTTCCATGAGAGAGGAGTTTACCTATGGGTAAAGTCGATGTCAATACCTCTGGGTCAATTACTTTCAGGTACAACTTGGGGCACTATCACGGCATGGTAAATAGCAGCCCAGAGAACAAGTTCGAGTACCGCCGCAAGAAGCTCAGGGAATTAATCTCCACGCACTATGGTGGAGTGGATGCAAAGCTGGCGGAACGGATCGGAGCAGATCCTTCGTATATATCCCGTTGCCTATACCCAGAAGGTAAAGCTGGTAAAAAGAACATCGGTGAAGGGATGGTCGAGAAAATAGAGGCGGTACATCCTGGCTGGTTCCAGAATGTTTACCTGCGCCAGCTATCCCACTTCTTTATGGGTATGAGCCAGGAGCATCAAGACGACCTGCTCAAGCTAGCCAACCAGCTCTACTCGATAGACAACCCTGATGATCGGATTGCCAATCCATTTCCTCGCAAGGAGCCATGGGTAGATACAGAGAAAGAATCGAAGAAGGATACCCAAGAGGTATCAGAGAAATAGCAGCAGCTTAACCAGCCAAATTCCAGACTCCACTCATGGGCCATCGTGCCCATTTTTTTCGTCTGCACTTCCTTGCCGCCATTACCCACAAGTAGTTCATGTCCAGCCGTAGATCTTTCGGCCTAGCAATCTTTTTTCTATCTTTTATGAATTATTTACCTATGGGTATTGACATAGCATTTACCTGTGGGTATAGTTGCACCATCAACTAAGCAATCAGTTGACTAGCAACAAGTGACCCACCGACGAGAGATGAGCCGTAGCGAAGGGTCAGCAACAGGGAGACTCACCTGACTTGTACTGAAAAGCCGAAGCCTTATTGGATAAGCGAAGTAGGTGGCTAGAAATGGTAAGCAGTAGAGGCAAGCAACAAGCCAAAGTGAGCGCGAAGCTCCTGACGGGTTGGCACCTATCGGGAGTAATTCACAGCAGCGTAGACAGACCTAAGCGAGGGTGCTGCGGGAGGGAACAAGCGGGGCTGGCAGATCGGCTGGCAAGCGCAATCCTGAAGATGTTTAGCGAAATTGCCAAGTTTCGCGGGGGCTTGCCCCTACTGCTTATCAGGTAGCAGTCAGTAGTGGAGTAGGAGCGGCCTAGCGAATGGATCTAGGAGCAAGGGCGTGCGAGGTGCAGCCCAACTTCTCGGAAACGAGAACGGGCGTGGGCGAATAGGCGACGAAAGAAGCCCCGCTGAACTAAAGCCAGCAATTCCGACTGGCCTCCTACTCCAGTATTGATTGAGAAACGCGGGATTTTGTTTATTAGGTCACTCGGTTGATTGGCTGAGTGCAGAAAGGAAGCAACGTGGAATGGATTAGCGTAAACGAACGACTGCCGGACGAGTTCGAGTCTGTGCTTGCCTGCGCTCGGCTTGATGGCGACACCAAGTACAGCGTGGGAGAGGCGTTTTGGTCTCGCGGCTGGAGTTCGGTCAGAACCTACGACGCGCTAGATGATGTGACCCATTGGATGCCGTTGCCACCATTGCCTGATGTTCTGCAACCCAACCAGTTTACCGAGCAACAAAATGTACAAAAGGAGCAGTTATGAACTCCCCTCTCACTACTACAGAACACGAACAGATGAATGAGCGGTATGCCGAAGTGATTCCGCTAGAGCGTCACATTGAGCAAAAGCGCAACCTGTTCATAGGCGAAATCATGGATGCCATGCGTGAACATCGCTTATCCGAGTTCCATGACGAGTCCTGGGAATTTGCTGATGAGGCCGCTGCGATTCTCTGTGATGACGAGGACGATAAAGAAGGCAGATTGAACGACTTGCATTTCAGAACATGCATGAAGGTAGCTGAGTGGATAGCAGATAACCCAAAGGGCATGTACGAGCGTATGGCTCTGAAGAAATTGGGAATGGCTTAAGGAGGGAATGATGAGCGAGAAGAGCAAATACGCAGAAACTCTGAATGCCTTAGTTGATATGCAAAGTTCTGTTGCCTACGCCGTAAGAAGGCAAACTTTGATCAATGCAGAGCAAGCGATTGTTGAATTAGAGCAACAGCGGGACGAACTTCTAGCAGCAGCTAGAGCGGTAGTTGGATTAGCAACTGTGCATTTCCCTGGCTATCACCTTCCGTCTATTGCCATCAAGCAATGTGAAGAAGCCATCGCCAAGGTTGAATCCAAATGATCTTCCAACCTAGACACAAGCCCTGCCCTTCCTGTCAACAACTCTGTGAGCCTAGAACTGTTAGGTGCAAGTGGTGTGGAGATTGGTTCATAGCTGATTGGAACAAGGGAGATAAGAAGATAAGCCCTATTCCTACAGGGTTAATGATTGGTTATTTGGGTGATAGAGCGCTAAGCCAACCAAAAGAAGCTGCTTAGGGAAGATTTTGTTACTCGGTAAACGAGCTAATTGCAGAAAGGAAACATCATGAAATTTGAGAATCACGAAGCATTTTTTGAGAGCTGTGGAGCTTACAGCGTAAGAGCCGAACTGCCAGAGGCGGGTATTCAAGTGAGCATCGAGGAAATGTACAGCCACTTCAAAGAAAGGCTGCTCGATGAACTAGCCGCCGAGCACTACATGAAGAAAGAGAAATACGGTCGCCGCAGGGCAGACACTTCCATGAGGAAACAAAATGAACAATCAGCCTAGAAAAACTGAGTTCGTGGATTGGCTGATTTTCATCTCCATGGTGATTGTTGGGCTGTTAGAGATATTCGTGAAAGGTTCAGTGCTTTCAGGCTCCCTTGTTCTGCTACTTGGATGTCTTGGTCTGTCTCTGCTGATTGGCAAGGTTTGGATGGGGCGAAGGATCGACCAGCTTTCAAACCGAACCCAAGTTGATTAGCACAGTAGCCAAATAAACAAACTCAAGCTCTATGGAGGTACACATGAAAAGAAAACTACTAAAGCTCTATGTGAATAACTTTCCAAGTGGATTCTTGATACGCGTTAAGGCAAGAAACTCTATCAGACGAGATAGCAGGGGTGAGATTAAGCGTAACTGGATGTTTGAAGGAAACCGGACGGATTTTGTACATCAGTTCGGGCTTCGTGGATAACGGATTGCAGAAAGGATAAATCGTGGAATGGATCAGCGTAAATGACCGCCTACCAATCACGGAAGAAATGATGGGTAGTGATTGTTTCAAGACTGTAGATGTAATCGCCTATGACGGTGAGCGGGTCATGCCTGCCACGTTCGAAGCTGGCAACACCCTGAAATTCTGGTGCAGGTTTTCCAATACAGGATATGACTTCACTCATTGGATGCCATTACCACTTGGGCCTAATGAGCAACTACCTGATGGAAGAGATTTTCACAAGATTATCCAACTGCTGCGCTCTGATAAAAACGTGACTCGCGGTACTGCGGAAAGAGCTGCTGAGGCTATTGAGTTTTTGTTAGCACCACGCAGCAGGAAACTGACGAAATCGACCCATGAGCGCATGTTATAGACAGCAACGGAGAAATCATGACTGACAAAACACATTACAGAAAAGCGTTTGACTCTCCCTACTTGAGCAGCGCAGACATTGTTGAGCCAACCGTATTCACCATCCGCGAGGTTCGGCTTGAGCCAGACCAGACCAAGAAAACAAAGGATCTGTTTAACACAGCCTACTTTCAGGAAAAAGAGATTCGCCCTGGTGAAAAGCTGAAGCCAATGATTCTCAACGCCACGAACAGCAAGACGATGAAGGCGCTGACCAATTCCCCATTTATTGATGATTGGCGAGGCGTAAGAGTCACGATCTATGTTGACCATAACGTGAGGTTCGGCAAAGAGACTTTGGAAGGCTTACGCATCAGCCCACACGTTCCGGAGCGCAAGCAACTCACGCCCAAGAACGAGAAGCAATGGAATCTGGCTAAGGCCGCATACAAGCGCGATGGGAACTTAGTTTCAGTGCTGGCGCGGGTTGATATGTCGCCAGAACATCAGAAACAGCTTATTGCTGAATGCGAAGCGAAAGAGGAAGTCACTGAATGATTTTCCATGACGTAGAGCAGAACACCGAAGAATGGAACAGGCTGCGAATCGGCAAAGCCACAGCATCCAACTTCGCCTGCTTTATGGCTAACGATGGCAAGGCATTCGGTGATCCGGCTAAGAAATATGCGCTACAAATTGCGCTAGAGAGGATTACTGGCAAGAAGGCGGAGTATAGCTTCTCCAATGAACACATGGAGCGAGGCCACGAACAGGAGCCTATAGCTCGGATGCTGTACGAAGAGGAAAGATATTGCGACGTTGCAAATGGCGGTTTCTTCTGCTGCGGTGAATATGGAGATTCACCAGATGGAAGGGTGGGCAGTGATGGCCTAGTAGAGATTAAGTCGGTCATTGCTCCCACCCACTACGCCACCATGCAGAGAAAGAACTACGACCCATCCTACAAGTGGCAGCTTGTAGGCCACCTGGATTGCACCGGGCGCGATTGGGTGGACTTTATTAGTTACTGCTCAGACTTCCCTTTCGAGAATCAGTTGCTCGTTTACAGGGTGGACAGAGATGGCGTCAAGGAAGAATTGAAGCGGCTACAAGAGCGCCGAGAGCAGTTTCTTGAATTAGTAGAACAAACATTCAACAACCTTAAAGGATAGAACATGGCTTCAGTAAATCGAGTGATTCTAGTTGGCAACTTGGGGCGTGACCCTGAAATGCGTTACATGCCATCTGGCGACCCTATTGCAAACTTCAGCATTGCAACTACAGACTCTTGGAAAGACAAGTCCGGCCAGAAGCAGGAGCGCACAGAATGGCACCGTATCAGCATGTTCGGGAAACTGGCTGAAATCGCCGGCGAGTATCTCCACAAGGGTTCGCAAGTCTACATTGAAGGACGCTTGCAAACGCAGAAGTGGGTGGATAAGGACAGCCAAGAGGAGAGGCAGCGCACTGAGATTATCGCTGATCGTATGCAAATGCTCGGGGGCAAATCTTCGAATGATGGTTCCACCCAATCTTCCAGTCCGCAACCCAGCGTCAACGAAGCGAAACCAAATGAACAAAAAGCAGGCGCCTTTGATGATTTTGAGAGCGATATTCCCTTCTGATCGGGACTTACCATGACCCCACATACTAATCAGGTAGTGCCAGTAGAGCGTGATCAGTTTGAGGCTTGGTATCTCAAGCATCTTATGGAGTCGAGCGACTTATCGGAGGATGAAGCGAGAATTTACCTCAAGTACGGGCATTTCTCATACAGGCATACCCACACACAGACTAGCTTTGTTGCTTGGCAAGCCGCAATAGCAGCCACCCCACAGCAGCAGGGTGAGCCGGT